CCGGCTGCACCGATAGGCCCGCCAACTGCAAAACCTAGCACTGCGCCTTCTGCTGCACTTACTACTGGATTATCTAATACTTCATCAACTACCGAAGCTCCGACACCAGCAAGAAATTTCTTACCTTGTGGTGACTTTAAGACTGACTTTGCGATTTTACTGGCTGGCACTCAAACCACCCTCACAGGTCGTTTGCTTGTGCAACCATTCTTTCTAGATCGTCTTTGCTTACTTTGCGAGGTTCTGCAATCATCATGATATCAATCTCGACAGTTTCGCTTTTGTATTTGTTACAGTTGTCCGCAGCAATACCAATAAGCAAATCTGTTACAAGAGTGTAACCATCAGGATGTAAATCGTATACACCACGGAATCTTTCTTGATTCTCCCATAGTTGAGAACCATCGCCGTTGGTTTCTCTGGTAGTTGTTAGAGTGTAGTTGTTCAGAACATTAGGTGAAGCTATACCAACATCATTGGCATCCTCATATGCTGTAGTAGTTGCAAAGACTACCATTGAAGCAAATGAAATTGCGTCATCAGCAAGAACAGGGTCAAAAGCAGCAGAGTTGCCACCGGGACCAGTCTTTCTCATTTGATATGTGATTTCTTTTACTTGGAGTCCTTGGTCGCGAACTACATTTACATAGTCGCTTAGATCTATTCGTCCATAATTTACACTTCTGTTTCCGGTACCATCAAGAGTAAATTGAAGTCTGTCTCTCAAAATGATATCGCCTTTTGCTTTAGCCATGAATATAGTCTATATAGTTCAGTTTATTATACTTCTTCTGTACCTCGTCGCTATACGCCTATGCTCTGCGCTAGGGACTTTCTACTGAAATCGCAACACCTAGCGGCAAAACTAGGTTAAAACTTTCTTTAATCAATTAATTATATTAGTAAAACAGCCGTGGGACTATCATGGACCCAGCAAATTATGACAAAATAGCCGACAAATTGATGCAATTTAGAAACAAATTACCCAGGGATAATTTAGCATCTCCCGAAGCCAGGGTAATTACCAGGGAATTAAGAGAGAAAATCATGGAATTATTAACGCAAATAGACATTTTTGCGGTTTTGGATGACGGAGGTTGGATTAGATGAATAAAAAATTTGGTTACCTATGGCATTACCATGCAGCAAAAGAACAATGGATGACAAAGAATGAAGACTGTTGCAAACAAATTCCATTAGATCTATATGAAAATTATTATTCTGAACGACAATATATTGAAGAACACTTTGATGAGATGGAGCAAGTTAAGCTTGTTTATGATTATCAATTAGGAACTCACTTGTTAAAAATAAAATGGGAAAACTTTTCCTGTTGGTGGGCTGATTGTAAATGTCTAGGCATGTATTATTGTGTTATGTTACCCATCGATGATGTACATTTCAAAACACCATACGCGCTAGCAGAGGAGGCGAAACAACGATGAAGAAACTAGGCCGCCCACGCAAGTCAGAAAGAAAAGAAAACATCTCTGTTAATCTGCCCAAAGCATTAGTTGATGAAATAAATAACCAACTTTCTTATTTTTCTTCACGATCATCATGGATTCAGATTGCAATCGAGGAAAAATTAGGTGAGAAATTTACAGTGGCAGGCTCTACTACTGTTATGTTATTGCTGGCAGTATCTCATAGAGAAGACACATCGGATTTTTTACGCAAGGTAATTGAATCAGAAGTTAAAACAATGATGCAAGTTGCGGAAATTGAAGAAGGACGATAAGGTATAGCAACCTTTCACACCAAACGATTCTTTCGTTTTGTTGTTTGTCTATGGGTGCTATTGCTTCCATTTCTTTTCCAGCCTCTTGAGAAGTTTGAGGATTTCTTTTAACAAGTCATTATTTGTCATAGATCACACCATCAAGATGTTGCCAAGTCCAGCAGCCGCAGGGTTGTCCTGTGTGACTCTAGGTGGAAACTGTGGTCTAACCGCGCCTGCTTCTACACCTTTTGGTAATATCTGAACAAACCAATCCGGTATCGACCCTTGACTTCCACCAACCGATCCAAAAGCATCAGGATTTGAAACCATTTGTCTAGCTTGAGCAGCAAAGGTTCTCAAAGTTCCTGTACCTTGCATTTGTTCCGAAGCTTGAGAATCAAGATTCAAAAAGAATTGTGTTAAAGTTTGACCGTTTACCATATACTCCGGTCTAATTCCACCCCAATTATATGATGGAATGAATGAACCTGCTAAATCAGTGACATTTTGTAAAGTTCTACCGTTAGTCTGTGCTTTTGCCAGCATACTAGCAAATCTTTCACTGATTACGCCCATTGCTGCCCTATATGCTGGTATTTTCTTTTCACTATATGACATATAGAAAGAAGCTGCAAATCTACAAAACTGTTCTTCTAATGCTTGCTCTCTATGAAATACCATTGTAATAAATAACTGATCATGGAAAAACGGGAAGTTTGCATTAGTAGCCAAGAAGTCTTGAGGGAACCTAGTAACTTGTGATCCTTCCAAAATTGCTTTGAATAAAACTAGTTGGTTCGATGCTAAAGGTCCAGCATTAGGAGTCAGCCTTACTGTTTCGTCTGTTAAAATAATAGGAGTAGGTGTCACAAAGAATTCAATTATACCAGGAAATACAATAGGGCTAGCACCGCCTAATAGTTGAGGATAATCGTCAAAGAATAAATCCATCTGTAGCATGTTACGTTGAAATGTACCTTCTTTCAAATTTATTCGCTTTTGTATTATAGATACACTCTGATTTTTTGGAAGTGTTACATCTAGCGAACCTATTGACTCTCTCATTTCTATAATCGGCATTACTTACGACCCCCTTTCTTACCAAAGCCACCTAATTTAGCCATTTTCTTTAGATCTAGTTTACCTTTGTTTTTACCGGACTTGTAACGAATATGGTTCTTCTTGTTCTTAACATATCTATTCCACTTAGATAACTTTACTTTTTTCTTAGTTTCCATAGGTGCTTGAACAACTTGCTGCACATCTTGGACATTACCGCCAGTAGCAACAATAGTTTCACCGGCTCTTATGAATATCTGAAAGGCTGGACTTCCTTGCAGCATGTAGGCTTGATAGGCTGGGATTGCTATCATGTCGACAGGTACAACAGTAGTAGCATCGGCTAGATACCAGCCAGCAATACCGCCACCGGCTGCACCGATAGGCCCGCCAACTGCAAAACCTAGCACTGCGCCTTCTGCTGCACTTACTACTGGATTATCTAATACTTCATCAACTACCGAAGCTCCGACACCAGCAAGAAATTTCTTA